TGCTCGGCTTCTGCCTGCTCGTGGTCGGCGTTTGGTTTGTTTATCGGCCTGCGGCGCTGATTTTGGCTGGGCTGCTGGTGCTGATTCTCGGCATCTTCGGTCGGCCCGTCGGAGGGCGCTAGCCCGAATGCGAAACAGTATTGGGCGACAGTTTCGGAGTTTTCTGTCGAACGCCTCATTTCGCGCCGATGCGGGCCTGGGCATTGTGGGATCGCCGTCGCCCGATTCCGATTACTGGTATCACGGCCTGGGGCAGCGTTCGGCCGCGGGCCCGAATGTTTCGCCGGGCACCGCGACTCGCCTGGCCGCGGTATTTGCCTGCACGCGGGTGTGCGCCGAAACGCTGGCTTCGCTGCCGGTGGGCATTTTCCGCGAAAAAAAGAGCGGTGGCCGCCAGGCGGCCAAAGACCATCCGGCGCAGGAACTCTTTCTCAAGCCCAACCCATGGCAGACGGGGATGGAATTTTTCGAGATGATGCAGGGCCACCTGGAGCTGCGGGGCAATGCCTATGCGCTGAAAGTTTCTGGGGGTGGCCGAGCCATTGACCAGCTGATCCCGCTGCATCCCGACCGCGTGCGGGTCTACCTGCTGCCCGACAATCGCCTGCGCTATGAAGTGACGGCGTATTCGAGCGGGCAGATCGATCGCTACAGCCAGGACGAGATCTTGCACCTGCGAGGCTGGTCGTTTAACGGCATCACCGGGATCTCGACGGTAAGCGCGATGGCCGAAGTGATTGGCGTAGGCCTTGCCCAGCAGGAACATCGGGGCCGCTACTTTCGCAGCCCGTTCCCGGCCATGGCGCTCGAAACCATCAAGATGACGGAAGAAGCTCGCGACAAGATGACGAGCTCGATCTCGGAGGGTTTCAGCGGCGACAACGCCTTCAAGGTCATGTCACTGCCGCCCGGGGTGCAAGCGAAGGCCCTCGGACTCACCAATAAAGACTCGCAGCTGATCGAGGCCTCGCACGCGACGGCCATTGAAATCTGTGGAGGCTGGCGCGTGCCGCCGCACAAGATTGGCGATCTCAGCCGCGGGACTTTTTCCAACATCGAACAACAAAACATCGAGTTCGCCACCGACTGCCAGCGGCCGCGCGTGATTCGCCTGGAACGCCGTCTCGATGCCGACATTATCGGCCCGCTGGCGGCCTTCGAATCCGCGCCCGGCGACTATTTCGCCAGCTTCAACATGGACGCGCTCTACCGCGGCGACATGAAGAGCCGCTACGACGCTTATTCGGTGGCGCTGCCCTGGATGGTGCGGAATGAAATGCGCCGCAATGAAGGACTCAATCCGATCGATGGGCTCGACGAGCCGCTGGTGCCGGTGAATCTCGAGACCGTGGACCAGGCTCAGCAGCGTTCCGACAATCAGACCACGACGGCCAATGCCGCCGCGAATGCCTCTGCGCAGAGTGGGCCAGGCTCGGGCAGCCCCGAGACGCCGGAAAACGACAGCCCGGCGGAAGACCGGCAAAATGCGAAGGTCACGCAAGCCCGGCTGCGGGCGCATCTTGTGAACGCCGCCGGCCGCATCGTGCGTCGGGAAGCGAAGAGTCTGCGGAAAATGGCCAGCAGATCGCCCGCGGATCCGGCGGCATTTCACGGTGAAGTATGGGATTTCTACCGCGATCTCGGACCGGTGGTGGCCGAGTCGATGCTGATCCCTCTCGATTCCGCGGAGGCATATTGCATCAGCCACGCCGGAGCCATTGTCAGGGCCGAAGCCGCCGTTCTCGACCTGGCCATTGATCGCCTCGAGGAAGAGAGCGCTGTGGCTCTCGCCGAGCAGGCCTTAATGCATAAAAGTGGATAAATGCATAAAAGCCAAAAGCTAAGAGCTAGAAGCTAGGAGCTGCCCTCATGAAATACACGCGCATCGTTGCCGAATTCTACAGTCGAGTCTGGGCCCTGAAGGAAGAGACCCTGATGTCGATGCAGGATCTGATCCGCCAGCAGGCCGCGGGCGTGAAGTGGAGCCTGGCCGAAATCCGCGAGCGCATCGCCGCGGCCAATGCGGCCAACGGATATCTGGGTCACGAGAACATGGAAGCTAGGTTTCTCGCCTTTGACGACGAGCCCATGCCGATGCAGAACGCCAGTGGCAAGCGCAATGCGGCGTCAAAAGGCAGCGTGGCCGTGATCCCGATGACCGGGATCATTTCGCACCGCATGAGCATGATGCAGGAAATTTCTGGGGCCGGCGGCGGATCCACCCAGGCCCTGACCGCACAATTCCGCCAGGCCCTCGAGGACGGCAACTGCAAAGCCATTGTGTTCGACGTGGACTCACCCGGCGGCTCGGTCGAAGGCGTCATGGAGCTGGCGCAGGAAATTTACGATGCGCGCAAGCTGAAACCCATCTCTGCGGTCTGCAATGCCATGGCGTGCAGCGCGGCCTACTGGCTGGCTTCGGCTGCCAGCGAAGTGGTCTGCACGCCCAGCGGACAGTGCGGTTCGATCGGCGTCTACATGATGCTGCAGGATGAATCGGAGGCGCTGAAAAATGAAGGCATCAAAATCACCATTCTCAAGGCGGGCAAATACAAGGCAGAAGGCCATCCGGCCGAGCCCCTCTCGGATGATGCGCGCAATTTTCTGCAGAGCCAGGTCGACAGCGTCTATGGCATGTTCGTGAAAGCCGTGGCGCAGCAGCGCGGCGTGTCGCAGGCCGCGGTGCGCGAGGGCATGGGCCAGGGGCGAAGTTTGCTGGCGAACGATGCGGTGAAGGCCAATCTGGCGGACCGCACCGGCACGCTCGATGACGTGCTCGAAAAGTATGGGGTCAAGAAAACCGCCGGCGCAAGAGCGGAAACGCAGCCGTCAGCCGTCAGCCGTCAGCCGTCAGCCAAAAAGCAGGAAGATGAAGATGAAGAGGATGAGGCTCGCGCCGAGGCCTGCAGCGCCTGCAAATCCTGTTCGGCCTCCAGCTTCTGCGGATGTAAAGACGGCGATATCGACTGTGGCTGCACCTGCCAATCGTGCAAGAGCTGCGCCGGCCGCGGCGGAGCGCACGCGCACGCCGCGGCACCCACCAATCCCAGCGAAGATGAAGCTCGCGCCAAGGCCTGCAAGGCCTGCAAAGCGTGCTCGGCCGCGAGTTTCTGCGGCTGCCGCGCGGGCATGACCGACGACAGCGCCGCCTGTGCCTGCAGCTGCGCTCCCTGCGGCGATTGCGCGGGCGGCGGTCCGAAAGGCGCGGCGGCCAAACGAGAGACGGCCGCGGCGGCCGGCGATTATCTGAGTGCGATCGCGCGCCGGCGAAGACAGATGCATTTGCTCTAGAAATTGAATCAATGAGTCATTGAATCAATGACTCAATGAAAACCTTTTCGCCCGCCGACGCGGGCTTTTTTGTTGCACCAACCGGGCCAGCCTTCATTCCTTCGATTGACGGTCTTCCCGGCAACACAAATCCATTGAGGAGATCGTCACCATGAAACCAGTCAGTATCGACGCGATCCGCCAGCGTAAGGTCGAAATCGAGGCCAAAATCGCGGGCGTCATCGCAGCTCAACAAACCCTGCTGGACACCGCAGAACAAGCCAAACGGGACCTGAACGCCGACGAACAAAGCGCGTTCCTGGCCAACACCGAGAAGATGAAGCCCCTGAAGATGCAACTGTCGAATCAGGACTTCATGCTCGCCGAGATCGCGGCTCAGCTCGAGCGCGAACGCAACGCGGGCGGAGTCGTCATCACCGATGACGGCCGCGGCGGCGCCGATGCCAAGAAAGACGCACGCAAGCTGTGGGCCAAGGGCTTTGCCCAGCAACTGCAGGCTGTGGCGCGCGCCGAACGCACCGGACAGGTGGATCCCCGCCTCACCGGAATCTTTGGCGATTTCAACGACCACGGCGTATTCGAGGCCGCGGGCGGCTCCGATGGCGCCATGAACGAAGCGGTCCCTTCCGAGGGCGGCTTCCTGGTGGGCGCCGATACTTCCGAGCGCATCTACCAGCGCACCTACCTCACCGGCGAAATCACGCGGCGCTGCCAGCGCCAGCCGATCAGCGCCAATTCCAACCGCCTCAAGCTCCGGATCGTGGACGAAGATTCACGCGCGGATGGCTCGCGGATGGGCGGCGTTTTGGCCTTCTGGGCGAACGAAGCGGACACGTTCATGTATTCGCGTCCGAAATTTCGTGAGATCGAACTGTTCCTCAACAAGCTGACCGCGCTGGTGTTTGCCACCGACGAGCTGCTGGCGGATGCAGCCGCTCTCGAAGCCTGGATCATGAACAACATGCCCACAGAATTGGCCTTCCGCGTGGAAGACGCCATTTTCCAGGGCACCGGCGCCGGCATGCCCGCGGGCCTGTTCAACTCGCAGGCTTTCCTGTCGCTGAGCCCCGGCTCAACCGCGACCGTGGTCACCACCACCGACGTTCTGGCCATGTGGGCGCGCTTCTGGCACCCTGGCCTGAAAAACCACATCGCCTCGCAGTCCAGCGAAAATCTGACGGCCGGAAATGCCGGCCAAGTGCCGGCCGCCGCCTGGTTCATTGACCAGACGGTGATTCCGCAGTTGTTCCAGATGCAGATGGCGGGAACCGCGGGCTCCGCGGTCATCCTGTTGTACCATCCGCCCGGAAACAACCCGTTGTACGGTCCCTACGGCGAGCTGCTCGGCCTGCCCGTCATTCCGACCGAACACAACGCGGTGCTCGGCACCGTCGGCGACATCGTGCTCGCCGATATGTCGCAGATGCTGCTGGCAGATAAAGGCGCGCCGGAAGTGGCGGCCAGCATGCACGTCCGCTTTGTGCAGGGCGAAATGGCCTTCCGCTTCACCTACCGGGTGGATGCGCAGACCACCTGGAAAAAACCGCTCACCCCGAAAAACGGCGGCAGCACGCTGTCGCCCTTCGTCGGCCTGGCCAGCGGCGCGAACAGGTAAGAAAAGCCATTGAGTCAATGAATCATTGATTCATTGACTCAATGCCGCTCCACAGCTTCACCAACAAATTCCGAATCAGGAGAAATCACCATGCAAGGTATCAGTCTTTCCGAAGCGGCCCATATCGCCGTGCTCGAGGTTCCGCAGAACATTAGTGCGCAATCCTCGGCCGCGCCGATCAACCCCGCTTTTTCCATGAAGAACTACAAGCACGCCAGCGTTCTGATCGTCGCGGGGGCGGAAGCCACCCAGGATGCCACCACGTTGCTGGTGTACTTGTGCAACAGCGCCGCCGGCGGCTCACCGGTCGCTATCCCCTTCAACTACTACTTCCAGGCGCTGGGCGGGGCCGGGAACGATGTGCTCAGCGCCACGATCCAGAATGCGCCCGCAACCGGGCTCGTACTGGCTGCCGGCAACTGGCCGCCGAGCGGTTTGATCGTGATCGAGATCGATGCCAACGAGCTGGAAGCGGGCGCCGTAGGCACCGCACTGGCCGGTTCGCTGGGCGTCGATTCCTATATCGGCATCGGCTTGGGCGCACCCACGGCGGCCGATTTCGCCGCGGTGGTGGCTATTCTGACCGGCGCGCGTTACGCCAACACCGCCAGCCCGACGGTCACGACCTAAGAAGCAGCTTTCAGCTATCAGCTGTCAGCTTCCAGTTCCGGAGAACCTGCCGGAGATGGGACTGACGGCTGACGGCTGACAACTGAAAGCTTTTCCAAAAACAAGGAGGATTTTTTATGGCTGGAGGAATCAATCTCACTGCGACGGCTGCGGCTCTCAAAACCGGAACCATCGGAGATGCAACTCACATGGAAAGCCTGCGGGCGGCGGCAGCAGAAGCTGTCCCGGCGAGCTCTAGCGCCCCGGCGACGGCCACATCGCCCGGTATGCCGGGCGCCATTGCCTATGACGCGACGCACGTTTACATCTGCATCGCGGCCAACACCTGGGTGCGCGCCGTAACGGCCACATTCTAGGAAATCGCTCTTGGCTCTTGGCCTTTGGCTAAGAGCCAAGAGCTAACAGCCAAAAGCTATTTTCGAGGTCCCCGTACATGAAGACCATGCAGAAGCTATTTGCGATCGCAGCGCTCGCACTGGCGTGCGCCATCGGAGCGGCCGCCCAGGCTGCGCCCGGAATTCAGCAACCGAGCTCGGGCGCCCTCGCCGAATCTTCGGGCGTGCCCTGGCAGATTGCCGGTATCTGGACGTTCAATGCGTCGTCTCCGCCCACGGGCGGCTTCAACGTGGTGGGCCTGAAATATTTTCAGCTGGTCTTTGTGCCTTCGGGCACGGTTTCGACCTGTGCGATCTCGTTCGATTCCTCGATCAACTCCGGCACCAGTTTTACGACTGGCGGCCTGATCAGCGCGGGGACGATCGGATCGTGCGCCTCGGCTTCGACCTATGCCAACTCGAGCGCCGTCACCGCGACCCTGACCGGCCAGCTTACGCCGACGATTACCGGCACGGGCTCGGTGACGGTAACGATGTTCGGATACATCAACAATCCCGGCGCCGCGGGATCGGCCTCGAGCACGATCATCTCTCCAGTCGACGGATCCGGCTATGTGAACATCGATTGCAAGACGGGATGCGCCGGCGGCAACGCCAATGGCCAGGCCACCATGGCCAATTCCGCGCCGGTCGTGATCGCGTCAAACCAGTCGGCGCTGCCCGCCAACGTGACGCAGGTGAATAGCGTTGCGCTGGGATCGCCCTCGAGCTACGGAACTTCGCCAGGCGCGGTAAACGTGCTGGGCGTGAATGCCTTCGTCACCAATGCTGTCGCGGTGACCGGAACCTTCTGGCAGGCCACGCAGCCCGTCTCGGGCACGGTGACCACGACTCCGCCTGCGAATGCTTCCACCAACATTGCTCAGATCAACGCCGTCGCGCTGGGATCGCCTAGCAATTACGGAACCTCGCCAGGCGCCGTGGCTGTCGCGGGCGTGAATGCCTTCATCACCAACATCCCGGCGGTCACGCAGTCGGGCGGCCCATGGACGACGACGAACAATGTCACGCAAATCGCGGGATCGACCGTCGTCGCCGACCCCTGCCAGGTGAACGCGCGCTCGACCGCCCTGATCAACCTGACGGCCAGCGGCCAGATCATTGCCGGCACCTCGGCGAAACAAACCTATATTTGCTACCTGCAGTTCGCCCTGGGCGCGACAGCCGACAACGTCGCGCTGGTCGAGGGCAACACCACCGGCAACTGCGGCACCGGCACCACGGCCATGGCGGGCGGCGCCACCGCGGCCACCGGCTGGAACCTGCTGGCCAACGGTTCGGTGACTTCCGGGACGATTCAGAACTGGGCCTTCAAGACGGCGACGCTCGCGAACAATGTGTGCCTGCTGGCTTCGAGCGCCGCGCAGATCTCAGGGACGGTGCAATATGTCCAACAGTAAAACTGCGAAGATCGAGCTGTTGGCTCTTAGCTCTTGGCTTTTAGCTAAGAGCCAAAAGCCAACAGCCAAAGGCTTCCTGAAAGTAGGAGCTCTCATTCTTTTGCTGGGATCGCTGCCGGCATTCGCCCAGATCATCAATCCCGGGGGATCCAGCGTCTACCCGCAGAACGTTTCGGGCACGACAACTTCTGGCGGCATCATCTGCTTTACCTCGACGTCGGTCGCGAGCTCGTCCGTCGCCCTGAATGCGAATGTGCTGGTCAAAGGCGGCGGCGCCGGCGTGTGCCCAACGAACTCTCTGTGGACCGATAACGGCACGACCGCGAACTACACGGGCACCGGCGGCGTCACGGTGGGCACGGCGCCCACGGTCACGACACCCGGCAGCGGCTTCTATGTGTTCGGCACAGAAGGCACCGAGCCGGCCTCAATCGCCTCGGGCACCACGGGCTTCGTGACGGATTCGACTTCGCACTGCAACGTCATTTGGAACAACGCGGTGAACGTGGGCTGCGCGGTGGCGGCCAATGGCACTAATACCGCGGGCGCCAGCATGACGCTGAATATGAGCGCGGCCACCGGCGCCACGGCCTTTCAGGTTCCGGTGATCGCGGGCGCTACCGCCGGCGCGAATGGAGTGATCGATTACGATTCGACCGGGCAGACGACGCACGTCCGCACCGATGGCGCCGATTCCTTGGCGATTGCAGACGTCTGCAAGACCTCGCAAAAAAATGAGACCACCACGGCCGACGCCAACGTGCTGACCTGTGCGATCCCGGCGGTGGCGGGAACTTATCGAATCAGCGTCGTGGTCTCGGTTTCGGCCGCAACCTCCGGCGTGATTGCCTGGACCGCGACCTGGACGGATTCGAATGCGGCCGCGCAGACTCCGGTCGAGCTCGAGCTCTTCCAGAATGCGACCGCGGCCCCGGCTTTGACGTTTACCACCAGCGCGGCCGGCAACTACCACGGCTCGGCACTGATCGACGTGAACAACGCCGGCACCAGCATCGTGATCAAGTGGATCGGCGGCGGCACCACCACCGCGAAAATGTCGGCGATGGTCGAGAGGGTCATCTAAGTGAGGAAACTGCTCTGGCTGCTTGCGATCCCGCTCGCGTGCTCGCTGGCCTTTGGCCAGGGCGGCATCATCGGGCCGAAAGGCGCAATCGCGCCGAATGGGATCGTGGCCCCAGGAGTGGCTGGAGGTGGTCCGACCGTAGTTCAATCCGGCACCTGTGTGGTCACTACGACCACTTGCAGTTTAACTTTTGGTTCTACGGTTGGAGCTGGCCACTATCTCCTTTGCTATGCAGTCGGCACCGGCAACTCTACTGGCGTGAGCTGCACCATGACCGGGGAAACGATCACCCGGCAAACTGGAGCGGCTGGATGCAGCAACAATGCCGGTTTAGAGGCGGACTGTTACGTTTCCACAAATAGCGTTGGCGGGCAGACAGTCATCACCGCCAATATGAGCACGGGGTCGGGAGGGATTGTTGCTTTTGCCGAGATCACGTCGCCATCAGGCGGACACGCAATCGACACCGGCGGCAACAATCGAAGCCTAACCACAGCCATGTCGCAGGCAACGAACGCAGCGACAACCGTTGCGAACGATATTTGCATTGGCATGGCTAGCAATGCTTTTGCCAGCTCCCCGGGATATACCGCTCTGAATTGGACTCAAGTGCTGAATGTGTTCAACAGCAGCGGCACGATCATGCTCGAATCGACCATTCCTGGATCGACCGGAGTACAGACAGCCACGGCCACGGCGCAAACTGGGGTTACGAGTCAGCCGGAGGGAGTGATTTGCTTAAAGCCCTGAAGCTCGCGGTGTTCGCCCTGCTAGCGATCCCGGCCTTCGCCCAACACACATACTATGTGAGCCAGAGTGTCGCTGGAGCGAGTGACGCAAATTCGTCCGCGCAAGCGCAATCGAAGACGACACCGTGGAAGGATTTGCCAGGGTCACGCACTTCGGCTCCGGCCTATACGCCGGTGGCTGGGGACACGTTTATTTTGATGGGCTGCGACGATTGGCCGAACGCGACTTTCCCAATCAACTGGACCTGGAGCGGAACCAGCGGCTCTCCCATCACCATCGATCGCGATCTTACCTGGTTCAACGCAACCAACTGCCCTTCGACGTGGAACCGGGCAAAATTCGACGCCGGCTCGGCCGTCATCAACCCGCCGGAGTGCACGGGCACGAACGCTTTTTGGACTTTCGGCAACGTCTCCTACGTCACCGCGAACTGGGTCGAACTCATCAATTATTATTGGGCCTCGCCTGTCTCCGATGGAAGCTGTGCTGGGCACACGTTCTGGGTCACCGTGAATTCCAGCTCGTCGAATGTGAAGTGGGTCAATACCTATGTTCACGCCTGGACGCACGATGCCGCTTCGCACGATCTGAATGGAAATGCTTTCTCGAACGGCTGCCCGACCTGCCTGGTCGATTACGCGGTCATCGACAATTCCGACGGCTCGAAATATTCCGGCGGCGGCCAGCAGTGGCCCACGCAGCATTCGATCATCACCTACGCCACGAACGCGATCAAGCCGCACATGTCGGGGGAATACGCCTACAACAACATTTCTCACATGGGCACGGGGCCGGGAGGCAATCACCCCAACTGCATCGAGACCATCGGCAGCATCCAGGGGAGCGGAGTCTTCTACATCCACGACAACTGGATCCACGACATGCCGAACTCGCCGACCGAGCAGTGCGAAACGCTTCAGGTTGGGAATACGGGCGAGACCGATTACGTGTGGAACAACGTGTGGTGCTGCCACATCGGCGGCGGCGACGTTGCCCAATTCCCGCAGAACAATCAGCCCAACGTAGTCGGACTCTACTTCTTCAACAACGTTTGGGAAGAAGACCTGGGCAATGGGGTGTGCGCGAACGCTTCGAATGCAACCAGCTGGACCGGCGCCTTTGTGATGGTGAACAACCTCTGCCTGACGCCGAACGCGCCGAACGGCACGACGCAGAGCCAGAAGATGATGTCCGGGAGCACGATCACAAGCCCTACGACGCTCGTGTTCGCGAACAACGTAAATGAGACGATAACCACAGCTTCGGGACACGGGTGCTCGAACAGCGTAATGCCTCCTTATGTTCCCGGAGCATCGACGTGCAGAGACACCGTGGGGACCGGGAGCAATCTAACCTCGACCTACTGGCCCGCTGGCTTCACCACGAACGATACGACCTTTGCGTGTACCGAGCAGACGATCAGTGGAGTAGTGCAGTCAGTCTGCCCGCAGCGCACAGCGAATAGCCGTCCCAGCAGCGGAGCCTGGGATTCGGGAGCCTACGAGTTCGGCGGCATCGCGCCGCCCTTTCCGCCCACCAACCTGGTCGGAGTCGTGAACTAAGCTAGAAGCTAGCAGCTAGGAGCTGATTTCCATGACCTACATTCGCATGACCGGCGGCCGCGATCGCGGCTCCGTGAAAGACTTCCCTTTTCCCGAAGCGCAGGAAATGCTCGCGCTCGGCCAGGCTCTGCCCGTCGACTTCAATGAACGGGATCCGCTCGGCTTTCGGGAGCTGGCAGAACCGCTCTCAGCCGTCAGCTCTCAGCCGTCAGCGGAAACCGTCGCCAAAGTGATCGATCTCATCGATAAGGCTGAAGTCGTGCCTGAAGTGCTGCCCGACGTCGCCCCGCGGCGCCGTTTCGGACGGAATCGATAGCTTTTCCGTCCCCAGGCCGCGAATATGCACCTATGATGGTGCAAAGGGGCCGAAAAGTGGCTTCTAGCTCCTAGCTTCTAGCTAAGAGCCCCAAAAAAGCGGTGTCCCGTGCTCAACCGCGAATATCACAAACGAGCGACCCGGCAGGGTATCGCTCAACGAACCCTGGCACAACGGGGCGGCGGCCACCAGGTGGCTGCGGACGCTGCGCTCCGCTTGCCCTGGGCTGGCATTTTCGAGCCCTGGCGACCTTTGGTGCTGGTGGCTGCTGCGCAGCAGGATGTGCAGCGAAACGCTATACAAAAGACAGCCAAACGGTGCAAAAAGAGCGCTCAACGGCTGCTTTTTGATGGCAAGCTGCGCGGTGTGCAGCTGGCGCTGTTCCCGGAGAACGAAATGCAGAATGCGGATCCGGGACAAAAGCAGCGCGAATTGCCTGCGGATTCCAAATTTCCCCCGCTCGCGCGCATGCTCGATCCACTGACCGAAGACGAGCTCGCCGCCGAGTTCGAAAAATTGTTCACGTAAAACGCTATCAGCTCTCAGCTTTCAGCTAAGAGCCTTGACTGACGGCTGACAGCTGATAGCTGACAGCTTTCCCCGGAGAAACTCCACATGAAATTTTCAAGCTTCAGCTGCATCCTCGCCATCACACTTTTGAGCGCCGGCGCATTCTCGCAGGCGGCTCCCGTCGACACACCAGCCGCCCGGCCGGTCAATGTGCACATCGTGGCCAGCCACGCCGAGGGCTGGTATCCGGGCGCTCAGGTTCGCCTGGTCTCGGAGACCCATTCCTGGATGGCGCGGCATTTTCTGGGACGGCGCAACACGTTCCATTTCGTCATGTCCACGCCGCCGGCGGGCGTGACCGGTTGCAAAGGGCGCGACTGCATTTTCAACGACAACTGGATCCACAACCTGCGCACCACCGGCGGCGCCGACTGGCAGGCCAACGCCATGGGCACGACCGGCTCGCAGCCGGCTACGGCCACCTATATTGCGCTCACCAACGACGCCACCGCGGCCGCGGCCGGAGACTGCGCCGCCGGCTCGACCACCTGCACCCTTGCCAGCGAGATCGCGACCAACGGCCTGGCGCGCCACGTGGCCACCTACTCGCACACCAATGCTACCAACACCTGGTCGCTCACCTACACCTGGACGGCCACGGGGACGCAGTCGGTGCAGAAGGCCGGCATGTTCAACGCCTCGAGCTCGGGCACGATGGCCTTTGAAGCCAATTTCACGCAAGTCAATCTGGTCTCGACCGATACGTTCACCGCTACCTGGACGGTGACGTACTAGAAGACCGCTCTTAGCTTTTGGCTTTTGGCTCTTGGCTTGAAGCTTTTTCGCTTTTAGCCAAAGGCCAAAAGCCAACAGCCAAAAGCCTCCAGGAGACGCGATGTGGAAATTTCTGCTGATCGCAATCGCGCTCCTGTCCTCAGTGCCGGCCTGGGCCACATCGGGCACTGCGGCGCTGGGGGAAACTTTGTGCACGACCGATC